GGTAAATGTAGTCTGTGCAGCTGTTGAAGTAAACTGTTGTATGTTCCTTACAGCGTTTCCAGTACCAACGTTCACCCATTGCTGTAAAGCAGCATTGTACCTAAGTATTTGATTGTCCTGAAGGTTTGTGATTGTTACATCATCAAGGTCATTCAGAACAGAACCCATTGGGATGACTGAGTTCAATATAGTAGCATCGCTATATATTGGGTTTAGTTGCCCATAATCATATATAACTAACTTATTAGCTAATCTCTCTACTACTTGGTCTAGCTTCGTTGTACCTACATGAAAGTCGTCTGCATATTCTACAGCCTTCTTATATACATAGATAATATCTCTTTCAAAGTCAACATCTTCGCTATCCTCAGAGAACATGTTCTCATAAGCAATAGTACCAAGTCTATACATGGTCTTGTCCGCCTTGAGAAGTGTCTCAGATATTTGTAATAAAGAATATCCCATCTTAGTATCCTAATGTTAAGTTATCTACTATATACTTAGCTCTGTCCAAACAAGACTGAGAAGACTGAAAGTCTCCATCTATAGCCGCTTTTTTAGCAGATTCCTGCTCTATGAAAAGCCTCATAACATCCTTTACGTACTTATAATTCTTCTCAAGAGAATTATTTATAGCCATGTTATGCGCAAATGTGTAGAAACCACTTAATGTATAACAAACAAGTGGAGTGGCAGATGATTTAGTATACACACTTCCTGGCTGTGCAGCCGTAGGGGTATGTGTAAGCGTAATCAAAAATGAATAATCTTGGTCTATATAAGGCTTGTTGTACTGGTCTAATCCACTAAAGGATATGCTATTCCCTGCTCCAAATGGCCATACATACTGATTGTATGTAGTTGAGCCTATTTTCAGGAAAGACCCGTCAGACTTCTGAATTGACAGCTTCCTGTTTGTAAATGTACCTGTTCCTTCTACGGTATAGTCGGAGGTGTCATTAACAGTAAAGGATGAGCAATCTGCGCCTTGGGTAACTGTAAATGCTGTTAAAAAAGGCATATTAAAATATTTCTACAAATATACCCAAAAACAACCTATTTCTTCCTCTCCCTCTCCTGATATCTTGATGATGAGAACTGTTGGTATATCTGGAATATGTTCTTCCCGTCAATCTTTGGATACGCTTCTCCCTTGCCCCATCTTGAGAACCTACTTAGCATTTCAGCATCTACCTGTCTTTTCATAACTTCTGCAGTAATTTGCTCATCGGATGCATCAGCCCTAAGCTCTCCTTTAGCGTCATACGCTATAGCAACAGCATACTCTGTAGGGGATATTACTCCATTCATCAACATAAACTTAACCTCTTCGCTATTATATATATCCTTTCCGACATATCTATTGTTCATAATCCTAACTATATCATTACCCTTTTTGGTTGATATATTTTTAAGGATTTTAGCTGTTTCTGTTCCAAACATACTAGATGATGCATTTTCTATAGCATTTTGTTTCACTACATTATTTGCATGATTCTTTACGGTAGTAGAGAAATAGTTTATGAAGTCCTTATTTGTTTCTTTTTTATTCTTAACATATGCAGTAGCTTCATTAAGCTCCTGTTCACTGTATAGGTTAAGTGCTTTCTCCCTATCGTAAGATGCAAGGGTAGACCTTATATACATGTCAGCATCTACATCTATTTGATTTATTTTATGGTCTTTTATAACCTTTTGTGTAGAGTTTGCTGCTTTTGCAAATCCTTTAAAAGGAAGCATAAGAGACCACCTTTTTACCATTTCTGCATTGTACATAGCATTCCTTTGGTCAGGAATAAGTCCGCTATACATTTCTTCTACGTCCTTACCCATTCCATAAAGAGTCTCTATATCTTGCATAAAAGAACCAGCCATACCGCCATATTGGTTCATAAGGACTGGCTCAAAGTTATCATCATATATAGTTCCACTCAAATCCTTTCCCATTACCTTTTCTTCTTCGGATACCATTTTCTTATATGCGTCGTATCCAGCACCAGCTCCAAACTTGAACATCATTGCCACCGGTAATGGAGAACGTCCTGCTATTGCTTCAACAAAGTTTCCAATAGTTATCCTAGTAGCATCTCTTTTCATATTCTTTTTTTGCGCCTCTTCATCCTTGTGAAGTTTAACCCCAAGCGTTTCAAGACCCTTCTTAGCTATCTTATAGTTTGTATAGCCAAGACCATAAGCAACAGTTCCGTATGCACCAATATTAGCAAGATACATACCAAGTCCCAATGCAGCTTCTTTAGCATCATCTGATGATGTTTTTCCAGAGAATGAGTCTTGCAAAATACCCAAATCAATTAACGCATTAACATTTTGATTATGAGAAAAAGATTGAAGCATTCTCATATATAGAGCATTAGACTCCCTAAATACCTTACCCTTCTTTGCTGAAGTTGATTCATTGTTTATGAATGAAAGGAATTGTTCTGCATGAGAGAGAGCCATAGGATCTAATCCATTCCTAAGTTCTGTTTCTAAATTAAACTCTGAATAGTTTTTTATCTTACCCGAAACCTTAAGACCTTTTATGTACCCAACCAATAGCGACTGCATTGTAGTAGCTTGGTCTCCTAAATCTAGAGGTAGCCCGGCAACACCCTCAATCCAATCTATAGCATTTAAGCCTTTCCTAGTAAATACGTTATTATTTATGCTTTTAACTTTCTGTTGCAAAGCTTCTATACCTGCTGTAACCCTATTAGATTTAGAGGTTTGGCTATAGAATTCTTTTAGCATACCAGCCATCTTTGGATCTGTTATTCTCTTACCGGCTAATATGCTATATGATATAGATAGTGGTTCTACGCCACCATGCAATAACATTAATGGTATTGATGGTGCATATTGCTTTACTGTTGCATCTACAGAATTTAACATTCTTCCCATAAAGAACTTAGAAATCCTATTCCTCTGCGATTCCATTTCTTTAGTAAGAACGAATGGCTGACGCTCCATGTTTATAACATCAGATATCTGACTCCTAAAGTATCTCTTGTTGTCAATATACTCGGTTTCTTTTTGATTGTATTTACCTGATATAAACTCAATAAATTCTTTACTATTTATTGTTTTTCTAAGTGCTGCAACAGGAGCTGTAGTGTATGTTGTGTTTGCTGATTCATGATATCTTCTTGGAACAGTGCTAAACACATCAAAATCATAATACAATAATGTTTCCTGACCGTTCTTATTTACTACATTAGTTAGGTTGTTTTGCCTAGCTCTGGTAGTAGATGATCTCATTACACTTATATGAGATGGTATCTTATTGTCTATAACACCTTCAACTAGCACTTCTGGAGCTTCTCCAAACAACCTTGGTGAAAGGGGTATATAGTTTTCATTACTCATGTCTATAGCTGTTCCAAAGTATTGCCTCATTGTGTTATCAAGATCCGGAGCAATATCTTTAAATGCAGACTTCATCATTCCTATAGCGTATGTCTCTCTATCATTTAGTCTAGAGTTTATTTCGGACATAGTAACAGTATCATTTATTTCAATGTCTGTTATTACTCCATTCTCATCAGCAGTGAAACCTTTTATTACTCCAAGTTCTTGAAGGGCTGTCATTGTATTGTCTATATAATCCTTAACCCTTTTACCGTTTTGATAAGACTTCTCTGATAGGGTCTTGGTAGCATCTGCTATAGTCTGTATCTGCCTTCCCAAATCTTCAAACTGAGCAAGTGTACTAGCTATTCCTATTCTATAGCTATTCACAGATGTTAATGGACTAGACTTAAAAGTCAACTTAGATTTAACACCATTCACAACAGTCTCTATACTATTCTTAGTAAATACATCAGATATGTTTTGAGCAAACTCTTTAGACATATTATTGACCATAAGATTCTGCTTCTCAAATGGAGCCCATATAACCTTTCTAATTGCAGCAGCTCCTTGAGCATTAGACGTAACTATCTTAAATAGATTAGATAGACCAAGGTCGGCATAAGCACCAACACCTCTTTCTATTCCGATAGCTCTTCCAATATTAGTAAACAGACCAGCCTTTTGATACTTAGCCATGTCCCTAATATTCGTCTTACCTTCTATAAGTTCTACTTTATTATTGTATGCCTCTATATCTGATACTATTTCACCCATTCTAGATGGAGCTTCACCATTTACAATGTCCTCTATAATGTTATTAAATAGCTGTATATTTCTATTTGATATTTTCTTAGCATCAATCCCGGCAATAAGTCTAGCGTCTTCTACAAGGTCTACGTCTAACTCCCCATTGTCAATAGCTTCTTTAAGCATCTCTTGACGAACATCGGTCATTTCCCTCATTACGTCAGCATCTGTATCATCCTCTAATGTCAAATCATATACTTCATCACTTACCTCTTTCTTAGGATCTATTAAACTTTCTACAAACTCCTGTTTAGATACTGTAGGTTTTCCATTCTCATCCACAGCCACCTTCCCTTCACTAAGCAACTTATCATACTTAGCTTCGTAAGCAGCTCTCTTTGCTCCTCTTTTTTGAACCTGCATTGCTTCGTACTTATCTCTTTTGTCATTAACAAAGTCAATAAGTTTTAGTCTAGCACCTTCAGCATTTGGTATCTCTCCACTAATAGACTTCCTATAGTCCTCCAATAAAGCTGAGTACTCATTTATTGCACTATCGGTATCTACCTCAACCATTTTTCCGTTAGCATCCACATCGTAATCTCTTACCTTGGATGGAGCAATAAAGTCTACATCAGCTGTTGTTTTCTTAGTTGCTATGGTAGCAAATGCCTTATTGGTAGACGCTGATTTTATATCTCTAATCTGACCCCTTATCTCACCATACTTCCTAGCATTAACAGATAGTCTTTTAATCTCATTGATGTTCGCAGCAAACTCCTGTGCAGCTGTTTCTGTATCCATCTTAGATGTAACAAACTTCTGTATTGCTCTTACTATTGCTTTAGGATTAACCCTTTCTCCTTTCTCATTAAATATAGCATTTGCTACAGCGTCAGCAGTCAACTTCAACCTTTCAGCTGTAGACTTAGCCTGTGTTGTAGCAGCAGTGTACATAGCCTTAAATACTTCCTTTGGATTAGTAAGTATTTTTTCTGCTCTAAATTCTGATACAGGTGTAGCTGCCTGTTTTTTAGGTCCAGGCATGAATGGAGCTTCTTTCTCGTTAACCACAGCATCAAGACCAATCATCTCAAATACGTCATCAGATATTTTAGATGTATCCATCTTCTTGTCCAACTCTGCCCTAAGCCTTTTACCCATCTCAGCCGGATCCCTGAACACCTCACTCTCTTTGTACTTCTCAAGAGCAAGTCTTTGAAGATTTGTGTAGTCCTCTGTTTTGATTCCAGCCATTTCTGACTCAGCAGCAACTCTACCTTTATCCTTATTTACCTTCTCTAGTTGTTCAATATTCTTTTGGAACTTAGCCTCATCAAAAGCATATCCACCTTTCTTCAAGGATTCAATCTGTTTTGATATCGCAGACGCTATAGCCTCTCCGGCTTCTACGCTAAGTGCGATAGCCTCTATAGATGCATTGTATATTCCTATTGGAAGTCCTGCTATGTTTGTTTGCATAGCACCCTTGTCTCCACCCGTTAGTGTAGATTGGTCAATCTTTAGTTTCCTAATCTTATCAGATAGAGATACAGATGGAGCATTTTCTTTTACTATTAGTGAATCTAACTTTGGATTTGGATAAATAACTGCTTGACGTATTGAGCTACCACCCTTTCCATCTCCTTGAGTAGCTTTCATTCCATCTATACCAATACCTACCATCATCTCAGACCACAGACCTTCTCTATCTGCCGGGTATTTTTCATTAACAGTTCTTCTTACGTCATTAAATGAGTAAGAGGGTTTTTCCTTAATAACTCGTTTAACAGTATCAATATAATCCTTAGAAATCTCTTTTTTACCTAAACCAAAACTACTTTCCGGCAAATTATTATTCCATTCTAAAAGTCTTTCAATTAAATCACTTGGGACTTTAGCATTTTCATCAATTAAGTTTAATGAAGATGCATCAATACTTGTTGTTTCTTTACCGTAATCCTTATACTTAGTATCTTCTGAAAAATAAAAACCTTTTCCAAGCTCACCTCTAGCTCCTCCTTTTATTTTTGATTCATCAAATTTCTCAATTTTAACGTCTCCTCCATGAGATAATATTAACTTCCCTTTTTCCTCCGTGACTGGGATAGTGCTATCGCCAATATCTGTTTTAGGGGCCTCTGCTTGTTTGCCGGCTTGGACTTGTTCGACTTTACCAGTTCCCTGATATTCGCTGACACCGCCTTCTGCTGTGCCTTCTTTGACTTGCCCTGTGGTTTCTGTAGTGGCATTTTCTGTTGTTTTAGGTTGTAATTCTGTCTCAACGCTAAAGGGTTTGTCTGTAGTAGTCAACTCCCTTAGCCTTGCATTTATTTCGTCTATTTCAATTTGTTTTTGTTCTCTGAATACAGGATCAAGTTGATTGAACTCAGCTTCTAACTTTGTTCTCTTTTCTATCAATCCTGTAGCTATATTCTTCTTAACTCCATCTCCAAGGAAGTCAGGAGTCTTCTTAGCTGCCTCACTATACTTCTTCACCTCAGCCATTACAGCGTTCTTTGTACCTTTGTCGTATTGTCCTGCAGCTTCCATTTCTGCCACAAAATCTGCTGTCAATTTGCTATCGGAAGCAAGTAGTCCCTTGGCAAAAGATTTAGCACTTTTTGAAACCGATGCTATTGCTCCTGGAGAATGCATTAGCATTTTAATTGCTAAATCCATAGCCACCATATGTCCAGCACCTTCTATTGCTCTTTCTTCTTTATTCTCTACATGTATTCCTTCTTGCTCTGATGCATTATCAACAACAGCTTGTCCTCCCCCTACTAATCCACCTAGCCCAACAGCAGACCTAAGATTCTCTCCAAAACCTTTGGCAAATACCTTTAATGCGTCCTTCTTAGGAGTTGCTGATAATATCCTTGATACTCTTTGTGTAGGCTGTACAGCACCAAGTAAAGCTTTAGGAGCTTGTCCTATAGCTCCCATTCCTGCAAAACCAACTTGAACTATGCTTTCTACGCCTGCTGCTTTGGCTGCAACAGTTTTAGCCTTTTCATATGCTTCGTTAACAGGCATTCCTTGCTCTCTAGCAAGTAGGTAATTCTCTTCTAGAGCTGTTCCGTACTTGGATTTAACCATGTCAGCACCAACAGTTCCTGCCATAAGCCCAGCACCCATTTGCGCCGCACCTGGTACTCCAAAAATAGTAGCTGCAGCTGTCGGTAAACCTATTACAGTACTTGTTACTATAGGGTCAAATAGTCCGCCCATCATAGTACCAGCAGTGTTTTCAAATTTAGGTATGCCAGGCCTTAATGTTGATTTATATCTTTTATTCTCTAAGAACCTTCTATTAGTTTCATCATCAGAATCTATGTAAGTAGCACCGGATGCTACACTAGTTTGATATTGAGTTAGTGCTGTTTGTAGGGACTCCCAAAAAGGTTTCTGAGTTCCGTACATTGGCTTCCCTTCCTCATCCTTCTCAATAACCAATTTGTCTTTAGCAAAGTCTATCTGAGTCTTATAATTATTATAGAGAGAAGTTCCTTTAGCAGGAGCAGCATAACCATCCGCAGTAGCCATTTTCTCAATGGTGTTATCCATAGCTACAGCCTTTCTTTGGTCTATACCTTCATATTCAGCAGGAACTATAGTTTTAACAACAGCTGTTGATGACTGTATTGATGGCTTTATCTCCTTTGGAGCTTCAACTCTTTTACCAGTAACGCTAACTCCTTTAAGACTAGGAGCCTCAGCTTTTATAGTTGGTTTCTTTCCTGGAGTCAATAATTCTACTAGCCTAGCTCTTGGTATAGGCTTCTTATCGTCTGTGGTATTTTTTGATAAAGACATGCCCCAAAGTTAAGATATATAGACGTATTTATTACCCTCCTGCGTTAATCCTTAATGGGAACAGTAAGTTGATTAATTCTTGAGATTGAGTGAAAGTGCCTTCACCAGCCTTTAAAATAATTTCCTTACTCATAGGTAGTCCGTTTGCTTTGAATACATCCACTATAGTAGGAAGCCATTCGTCAGAATTAGTTATACCCGTATCTCTTGCAAGCTTAAATACGTTTAAAAGCTGTCCAAGTGTTTTGAGGGATGTGCCTGAGTTCTGTTCGCTTATTTCTTTTTTTAGCTTTTGAAGTTGTGCGTCCTGCAACTTTAATCCATTTGCCTTTTGGAACATGCCTATATAGTCATCTAGCTTATTCCAATCCTCAACCTCTACATCTCCCATCCTTGCCTGATCTACATAATTAGCTGCAAACAGATGTTTTTCATTAACCAAGGACTTATCTTTTATTCCAAATATGTCCATAGTTCTCTTTATCCTATTATTCGCCTCTTGCTGTGCCTGTGGGTTTGATGGGTCTTCAGCATTTTTGAATGTATCATTCTTCAATGCCTTCATGTAATTAATAGTATCATCATCACTGCCAGCAGCAGATATAACAGAGTTCAATGTTGTGATAGGATCTATTCCAGCCTTTATTGTATTGATAGGAACATCTACAGTCATGCTTCTACCTTGAAAAGAAATGGTTCTTTTAGCTGTCTTCTGTTTACCTGTATTCGGATCAATAGCAGGTATAGGTCTACTAAGACTACTCTGTGAACTTATTGGAAGTACACTTTTAATTGTATTTGAAAACTTCAGAATTTTATCAGGACCGTAATTCTCCTGCTTAAATTCAAAGTCTGTAGGTATCTTGCTAAGATCTCCATACTTTGACTTTAGCTCTCCGGTGCTCATTGAGCTTATGTCTGTATATACTTCTGTATACTTTTTAGTGTCAATCAACTTCGTAGGGTCCTTAAAGATTTTACCAATACCAATCTGCATTTGTCCAAGACCTGTAGAATCTCCTACATATCCTAACATATCAGCTTTTGCTTCATCAGCTAAAACCTTTGCTGCAGTGAGGTCTCCACCCCTACCACCTCTTCTATTTAGTGCTTGATACCTCTTTTGAGCTTCGGCATACGCAGCAAACTTACCATCAAACTCAGCAACGTCCTGCTTTCTAACCTTACCGTTATAGAGCTTCTGTTGGTCATCTATGGATTTATTCATAGATTCCTCATACTTCAGCCTAAGCTGTTCTTGCCTAAAAGCATTATCTTGTACAGCTTTAATTGCTCCGTCAATGTCTATCGGTGGTAGTTTATATTCGTATGCCATTTGATTGTTTTATTATTCTCCGCTTCCTTTCTTTTTTACAAATCCGCTAAGTGCTTCAGAACCTCCTCCAGTAAGAGCAGCGGCTCCTACCCTCATTGCTCCTTTGGCTAAATTAGACATCTGTGCATTTAAGGCTTGTTTCTTACCCATATAATAATTAAATAAGCCTTCTTGCTTATATTTCTGAAGCCCCATCTTTTGCTGTCCTAGTCCGATTGAAGAAGACATAGCTTGTTGCCTATTCCTATCTCTTGCTTCTTGTTCTAAGTTTGCCAACTTAAGTCCAGCAGTATTAGCGGCATCCATAATAGAACCAACACCAGCTAAAGCTGCACGTCTTCCTCCTAGCTGAGAAAATGCAGCACTCTGTGCTCTGTCAGACTGCTGTTTGAATAGTCCAAGTGCAGAAGAAGATAGACCTTGATTCTTCATCATCTGAGCCTCTTGGTTAGCCTGAGTTATCTCAGGAGCAACTTCTTGTCTTTCTAATGCAGAAACCTGCTGCTTTATACCAGTATTTGCCTCTTTATATTTTTTTACTATACTCCTACCCAAAAGGCCTAAACCTCCGGAACCTAGAACTAGAGATGCTTTACCAAGATTTGTGTCAAAGAATTTCTTACCTGCCATGATTATCTATTATAAAAAGGTTCTAAAATATTAAGTTCTATATAAAACAAATTTACGAATTCATTGCCATTAACTGGCTTTAAGTTTATCTGTGCCCAATTACCCTTCAGTACATTACCATTAATAAGTCCACCAGTGCTATTAGCATCCCTTTTGAAAGAAGCGTGAAGCTTGTCATCCTTATATATAAAGTCTGCTTCTTGAAGGCTTGAACTTTGACCAAGGTTTGTTGTTATATCTCCGTTAGTATCTGGAACCCACTTCTTATTGCACAGCATACTTATAGTATTGTACCTCTTCTTAATGGTTTGTATATCATTGAAAACCAACTTAATAGAAGGCTTGTACTGAGTCCCGTAGAAGTTACAATAGGTGTTACTGTCGTGTACGTACAGTTGCCCATTTCTAAATGATACAATAGAACCCTCTGTTGATGTTATCCACTCCGGAGCAAAGTCGTAGAAAGAAGTATAGCTGTTTCTAAGCTCACTAAACCCAAGCGTAGTATTGGCCTGTCCAGAGTATCCTTGGAATACAGATATGTACTCTTCCTCATAGAAGTCATATACACCTAACACCTTAGCAAATCCACCCAAAGTACCTGCGGTATTGGTTATGTATTTATTCGCCAATGAGGTGATATAGAACTGTGCCTTATACAGACTAGATATTGGAGTAAGTCCATCATCGCTTAACCTGAGTTGATAACCCCTTATAGGATCAACAAAGTAGTCAGCCCTAGCAGAAGACGCAAGGCTAGTAGGAAGGTTTCCTATCCCATATTCACCTTGATAGTAGTGTATTTGATTTAACAGCTTATTGGTCTGGATTAGATTGCTATTGCCATCCGCATTATAAATCATGTTCTCAAGTACTCCAACCATTCCACAAGCTCTCTTCTGGAATACCCTCATCTTGCTGCCTCGAACCTTGAATCTAACTATATCACCCTTCTCCCTATCATACTCATCCATGTTGGTAGAGCTAAATCTATTAGAGTTGTTTACATCAGTACCTGCCTCTTTCTGTAACCCAAATCTAATTAATGTAGGGTAATAAGACTGTTTAGCATTTTCATCAAAGACGACAGGCCTTGATTTAGCGTTTATCTCAATCTTATTTATGTCACTAAAACTTTTCTCTATTATTGCTATTTGCGTATTATTTACCACATCTAGTTTTAGATCAAATGCACCAACATTTATCTTAAATCCAACATCATCATGAGTCTCAGTCATTAAAAACAACTTAGCACCAGCAGGAACGGTTATTTTAGCATCAAATTCAAACTCGTACTGCCTGTTAGCTTCTGTTACTGCAACTCTTTTAAGAACAGGATATATTGCAGCTGTAGTTGAATTCAATACAACCTTTGCATGTATTGCGATATAATTCGCATTTGATGTAATAGTTGATACTGGTATTTTACCAATAACCCTTACAGTCTGAGTGACACCACTTTTATTTCGGAATAGGCAATCAGGTGTTACAAAGTTTGGATATTCAATAGCAAGCAAGCTTGTCGTACTACCACCAAGTACCTGAGACTTTATTTCATATATAGAGTTAGATATCGTTTTAGTAGTATTATCATTACCCCATACGTTTACATTTATATTTCTATACCTTCCAGCATATGCCCCAAAACTATCTCCCTGTCCATATTGACCAGCAGTAAAGGAGTAATTTGCTCCTATAGGTATGTTCCTATATCTAAAAAACTCATCTCCACTTGTAAGATATACTAAGGCTGGTAAAGAAGCTGTTTGAGATTGACTCTGACCTACATGATATCTATTTACAGTTCCTGGCTGTGATACCGCATACTGATGTCCTATCTCATAGTAAACATCAATACTAGTTGATGGTTTCTTATAACTATAAATCTGTATTTTGTAGTTCTGGAAATCCTCTACTGCAGTAGCAGTTCCTGCATATACAACAGGATCAGGTTCTAGCAGTTTAAAGTTTGCGTTTATAGCAACTGATGGGTATTTAATCTTTACATAAGTTCCTTCAGCAACATACCCGTTTATGTTTGGATTAGATTCAACTCCAATTATTTCAAAATCTAGGTTATCAGGAAGACTAACTATTGTTCCGTCTGCACTAACTCTTTCAGTGAATCTTATCCTATCTCCTGCAGCAAAATCATACCCAACATATCCTGACGTAGACTGAATATCTTCATTGTATTGTATCATATTACTTATACCTATATAAGATATAGAGAAATCAGTTGAAGATGTTGCCCTTGTTGTTAGCTTAGTAAATGCTCTATTAGATACCCAGAATATATTTTTATCATATGTAAGGTTGTCTGTCCTTACTATATTATAGTATGACGCCCATAATGGAGGTTGGTGTGATATCGATATTTGAACAAACGGGTAAAGAGTACTTCCCGTCCATTTTGGAGTGGTAATCTTTAATCCATCAGAAGTTACTACACCATTTGTCCTTCCCTTATCGTCATAGTATACAATTCCATATCTGTAATTCGAGTTACCCTGATGGACGTATAGTGCATTAAATTGTTTAGTCGTTGAGTGTGATATAGCTGACAAGCTATTTATCATATATGCAGACTCTAAATTCAATGTGTTGGTGTCAGATATCGTAAGCTTATTTCCTGAAATGGTTGCAGAAAAGCCTTGTAATATGGCATCTGCCTGCAATCCAGCAAGTATATTTGCTATTGTATCTGATGTCGTAGAATCAAAGAATATTGTAAATAAATTTCCAGCTGAATTCCTAAACTTAATATAGAAGTCTCCATATCCAACGGATGGAATAGCGGTAGGAACGTTTGTTACAACATCATTTCCTCCCATACCAGTAAGGAATATATCTATTGAGCTTGTTCCTCCATAAGAAGATACTCCATTTTGCTGTGCAAAAAATATCGCACCAGGAACTTCAGAAAAGTCCTGAGTTGTTGTATTTGAAGTAAGGGTAGTATTTACATTGGTTATGTTATCATACCCTTCTGTAATTCCTCCATAAACAAGAGTATTACCATTTAGTAATTCTTGGGCATTTGCTTTCTGTGGTACATAGTCAAATAATGATATCTGCTCTGCCTTGTCTATTGGTATTAAAGATACATTGTTATAAAACAAGTAACTGTATACACTATTATTTGGTATCAATAAACTAGCATCCTTTTTATTTAACGATGTAATTAGTTCGTAATCAGAGGTAACTCCATCTGAGCATTTCCTAACAGCTATTTCTATTTTTTTTACTGTTTCGTCTCCTGTAGACATAAACATATTAATCCTAGAGTTACTATTTGGGGACCTAGATATTTCTTCCATGAATGGAATCCAAGGAAGAGGGACCATGCTACCAGTACTCCATACAGACTTTTCTCCATCATCATAAACCCACCTGTATATAAATTGGAATAGAGAATTTCTGAGGTTATTATTTGTTACATTATTGTCGTATTCGTAAGCGCATTTTACCGGCATTGATGGAGGTGCTTTCGCTACATCAAGATACGACCTTTTGTATGACGTATATACACCAGCAAGTTTTCTATCAATGTTTAACTTAGATGGCCTGCCAAGAGAATCCACCCAATAAAGTACATCTCCATCCAAGTCTAAAGATGACTTGTATGAATCATTATACATGATATTAATAGATGTAATTGGATTGTTTATATTGAACCCAAGAACATCCGTAGCGCTATGCGTATTATTGAGAAACAATACCTGAATCGTTTTTGGTATTGTATTATATATGTAAATACCGTGATTGCTGTTAGAGTTATAATTGAAGTAAAATAACCTTTGCTTTTGAGAATCATAATAAGATCCGATGCAGCTATTTGTTCCGGCAGGTAATGATGTTGCTATGTTTCTGTTACCTAAAATATTTTGAGCAGAAAGACCACCTTGACTTCCTCTGAATACCAAATTCCTAGCTTCCTTATGATGGCTACCAGGAATAACGTCATTGGTGTCATCTAAGTTCATTACACCGGATAACTGTTTGCGTTCAATCTTCATATTATGATTTTGCTACAAGTTTCTGACTCAATCTTATCTGTTCGTTAGCATCCCATGGAGTAACAGGATTTACCCTCATCTTGGCAAGTCTCTTTTGGTTATAATACTCCTTTCTCCTCATTTGCTTGTCACCAAGAGTTGCTCTCCTTCCGGTAGGCAATAACTCAATATCCTTCCACGCAAGATACGAAAGTACTGCGTCTCTAACTTGTATGGGTATCTTGAAATTTACATCATCCGATGGTGATGAAAAGTATTCAAGTATTACATAGTCGTATGCAAATTCATTGTCAAGATATATCAACCCTTCTGTCTCTGAGATATCAAATTGACCCTGACTATTCAATGCTGCACCTGCTCCAAATATGTTTGCATATCTAGCACCATCAAAGTAGTTTACATAAGCTAAATCCTGAAGTCTGTATGTATTACCTACGCTATTATCTGTATTGTATTGAAGCCTATCTGACTGATCTATCTTATATTCAGTTAGGTTACTATTCCTTCTTAGGGTAGCTACCTCTCCTTTAGCATTAAGAACACCAACCTTTGAGAACCCAATATAGTTGGTAGGCAATGTAACAGTCTTATTTGCGTTTACAATTATCTTTTCTGTCTTTGGCTCCATGTGTACATCGTATCCAATCTCCTCTACACCTCTTACACCAATAGGCCATAGCCTTCTATACTCAGCACTTGTGAGTTTAGCTTGGTCAATATATTGATAGATAATTTCAGCTAATTCTATCCATTGCGCTGTATCTTTTGCCATTTATATTATATTTTATCTAAACCGTCTTTAATAGAATCTCCTGGCATTTGCTTCCTGATATTCAACTGTCCCATTACCCAAGTTATTATATCTGCGATATATTCTCCAGGTACATTCAGTTCCGCATTCAAGTCTGAATTCTCATGGCTAACCATCCTTATAATTGGTAGCTTTCCATTCAGGTTGTAATAAGGACTTTTGAAATATAGCTTATCCCCTTCCGCCCAATAGAATATCTTACTAGGTGGTTTCTTCATGTTATCTATCAAATCAAGTTCTCTTGGAGAAATTGGAATTGGAGCTTTTGCCATACCAGTACTTACCGGGAATGTAACAGAAGATATACCATATCCTCTAGATAAACCCAAAGGAGGGTGTGGTAGTGTTGCGTACCAATAACCTGTATCCGAGTCTAGTGTAAGAGTTAAGTTTTTAAATGTAGAGTAGAATGCATCGCTAACAGTCTCAACTCCATCAAGCTTTATAGAATCTGTATAGTTGATTTTAGCAACATACGCCAAAGCTTGGCTGATGTATTGGTTGACCTCTAATGGTCTAAGGCTTGAGCCTTCATCAGGCATACCACCATAGTACATCCTTCTTATCTGTGCTATAAGTTCATTCCTAGTCATTATTCGCCTTGGTTTTTAACTGTTTGAGCAGCTCTCTGCAAATCTCCGTCCTTCAAGCTAATTCCTATAATACCAATAGCCCTATATATGATATCTTCTAAGTCTTTATCACCCCATTCTGGCTGAACACTTCCTGTAGTAGGTATTGCAGCAGGATCAGCAGCTTCTTGGTATACCGGTTGACCGCTAATAACCTTATACGCCCATACCATAGTGGCTGGATTCTTTATGTATCCGATTCTAATTGAAGACACTGAACTTGGATATATCTTATACGTATTAGCTATTTCAGTATATATAGGGTCTGTTGCTGTTGGCGGATCAATTGGGTCGCTTAAAAATTCAGCCAATTTATCCTCAGTAACTCTTCTGATACCCTTTAAATCGTTTGACGTCCTAACAGATACCGTAGTATATAAATCAGCTGGCTGTGTAGCTATTTGAGATGTTACAGAAAGAGTACTTTCTTTTATAAATGTAGCCAATGATTCTACTACAGGACTTGTAATTAATGTTCCCGATTTCCTACCAAGTCTCATCCCCATATGACCAGAGCCATCCTCTGTCATATAGTTAAGATATTGCCTCTGCGCCATGTTGATTATCATATTGAAATCATCAGGGGAGATGTATGTACCTTGGTACTTGTCTACAAGGTAGGATACAATTTTGTATACCTCATTAATATTCATAATGCAAATATAAAACAAAATCTCCCAGTAGAGACCTACCGGGAGAACCAATCAAACCATAACTAACACGAAGCTATGTTATTCGCCAAGCGTCTTGAGCTGGGCGTAAAAATCCTTACCTTTTTCTGTCAGACTGTATTCTGAAAGGAATGTCAATGCGTCCTTGTTGTCCGGAATCTGTGCGATGAACTTCTTTGTGTCACCCCATGATGCCTGACCACGCATAGAGCTAATATCTATGATATTTGTCTGAATAGCCTTTGATACAAGATATTGCACTTTCACAAGAGGGTTATTGTATGTCTTGATGAATGTCTCAGGATTTCTATCAGCAAATCCAATGTAGTCCATCTTAATTGCTCTGTTACCCCTTTCAACTCCATAAGAGTTTACAAACTTAACCCCAAGATACTTTGCGTGAGGAATCATTACTTCATCAGGAGCATCCATAGCAATCTTCATTGCTTCCATTCTCCTTTCTGTCTTAACTATTTCCTTCTCTTCCTGTGCTTCAAAATCAAGCATAGTATATATTGACCTAGAGCCTGACATCCTATTTGCTTTCTTGTCAAACATATTACTCTTTGTCAAGAACTCATATAGGGACGGCTTATTAGCAGGAACCCTCAAGAATCCTTTTACAAACCTAATATCTGGTCTCTGATTCTTTTTAAAGTCAGATAGGTGGTTTTGTTCTTCTTCCCAAATAGTACTTACACCTTCAAGGTATCTGATATTTCTCTCTGTTCCAGTCTCCTCATCATATATTATATCTGTATTCCTGAGCATATAGTTCTCAGGGTATTGGCTATATACGCTATTGGAGTAAAACTTACCAGTAAGTTGGAATACGTATTCTGTTGGTGCTTTCTTCTTCTTTGTGGATTCTATTACGATGTCTGATACTAGCGAGTGCTCTTCTACTGTAGATACGGCATCAACTAAGTTGCCATTTTCGTCAATTGTTTTTTTCGTGACTTTTGCCATGGTTTAAGATTTTGATTAAGACAAATATACATAAAAAAGAAACCCCTCGCTAGGAGGGGTCTCAGTTTTCAATATATCTAAATTAGTATTTAACTGCGATATACTGGTTAGCGGCAAATACTTGGATACCGCAGTACGCCATGTGGTGTACATTGAGTTCCATTTTGTCGCTAGTTGGAACCTTAGCCAAAGCACCAGTTTCCCAAACCTTGATTTCTTTTCCAGGCTCAACTTCGTTATAAACGATACGAAGAGAAGGAACTTTATCACCAGTTTGAGCATCACGGCCATCCTTCATTGGGATGAGGATACCGCTGTTCTTGTAGTACTCTGTAGAAGGAGCTACGCCGTATACAGCTTCAGCATTGAAAGGAAGATATTTCTTCAAGTGGAAGGTAATACCATCAATCTTCAATGAATCAAATCCGTATTTAACAGCAACATCAGATGCTCCACCAACAGATGCCCAAAGAATTGCACCGTTTCCATAATTGCTAAACAATGCATCATCAACTGCACTCCTCAAATAGCTGTCCATCAAGAAATGATATTCTTGAGCACCACCATTGAAGTCAGCAAGACGGGCAAGAGAATGGAAGTCTGCGATAGTGAAACCACCAGAGTTCCAGTTGTAAGTTTGACCACCAGCTTCAATCTGAGGAATCAAACCTGTAGTACCTGTGCTACCAATTTGAGCATCAGTAGAAGGCTTACCGAACATGAGTTTGAACTCTTTGTTGTTCATGAACCTACGAACAGACTCATCAAGTCCTTTGTAAGTGTAGTAAGACTGACCATTAACTTCAAAGTAAAGTTCTTCAATCTTAGCACGATCGCTAATGGTGAAGTCTTCACGGATTTCAGTTGTATAGAAAGTCTTCCTTTCAGTAAGACCAGCAAGAGTGTTAAACTTAGTAGAAGCTTCACCAGCCTCAGTAACACCACGGAACAGCAAATGAGCTGTAGAGGTAGCACCAAGATCGGTATTAGCGTCAACAGTTGAATCCAAAGGCTTCATCTTGAATGCAGTAGCAGAAGTCACAACAGTGATTTTGTACTGAACTCCAGTTGCAGCGTTTTCAACTACTTCACCTACACGAAGAGGGCTTTTGCCACCTGTAACAAATGCACTAGAGATAGCAAGAGTAACCTCTGCACCTGCAGCAACATCTGCGATAGCGCCACCATCAAGCTGTACAGCTGAATGAAGTTTACCACGAGATTCAAAATGGAAAAATTCCCTAGAAGGAACGGTAGCTTTCATGCCGAGAGCTTCCAAAAGTTGAGCATAGTTCTGAGAACCATACTTGTCAATAAACTGAGGGTAGTACTGAGGCTTCAGGATAGACAGGTCAGACATAAATGACCTTTGAATTCCTGTTTGCATCACATTACCTGGTTGTAATACTGGCATTGTAATTTATTTTAAATTGTTATTATTAGATGCTATACAATTTCGATACCATCGCACTATAATCATCATTAGAACCTGAAGACGCAGCAACCCTTGGTGAGTCATTGAAGTCGATATTCTTCATTGATTTAAGTAGGTCTGACTTAGCTTTAGACACAGCCTGTGTCACAAGTGAGTTTACCACCTTATCTCTGTTTTGCAAGAAGTAGACATCTTCGGCGAGTTGTTTTGAATCGTATCTTCCTTCCTTGAAATAACGATTGCCATAAAACTCTTCTAGATCAAATTCCTTGAGGGTACTTGAAAGGTTAACCTTTTCGTCCGGAGTTAGGTTATACTTTCCGTCAAACTGGACATCCTCGTCCTTGTAATTGACACTGAACCCGTCAAAGGATTTGAGACCATCCTCAAGACTGTTAACATAAGCTTGTCTAGCTTGTGCGTAAGCTTGATTCTGTTCCTGCTCCTGCTGTGTGAAGTAATCGTTCAATACTTTGTCAGGCGTTATTTGCGTCTGAGTGTTCTGAACTTGACTTAATATATCTGGAAACGAAATATCCTGCTTTAATCCCTCAAGGTAATCTTTTGCCTCTCTAACCTCTTTCTTCATCTCCCTTGAGATTGCTTTTGTCTGCTTCTCTAACCTTTTATTATGAGAAGCAATTTCTTCGTCAGTCATCATAGAAGTATCAACGTCATCATCAATGCTGAATCTGCTATTGAACTCTTCTTCAATTTCCTGTGGAGTAAGATCTGGATACTCATAAGCCATCTTTAGCTTTAGAATATCAGCCTCTCCTAACGTATCAATACTTGAAAGAACTTTTTGTTCGTAGATCATATCCGCTAAATCAGATATGTTACCACTTACAAGCTTATCATAAATATCTTTAGATACCTCATTAGGCCACTCAAAGCTAAATGTTGATGTTTCCTCATTACTAACTTCTTCAGTTACGTTTTGAGGAAGCTCTACTGCAGTATCAAAACTTGCATTATTTTCAACTTTTGATAATTCTTCTGCTGGCGCTTCTTGTGCTACTTCGGTAGTTACCTCTACTTCTTGTGGCATCTCCGTCGGAGTGCTTGAATAAGATGAGGTGTCAAATGGATTGAATTGTGCTTCTGACATGGTTGGTTTATTTTTACAAATATATGCATTATTGCATTTCCTCTTGCTCTCCTTGCTCCTGCTGCATCATTTGCTGTTCTTGAGCTTGCTGTTGAGCCATAATCTGTTGAGCCTTTTCTTCTTCTTTTTCTTGAAAATATTGGTCAACGATGCTTTGTATCTCATCAGGCAATTCTCTATCCAACTCAAATGACTTCATCAAAGCCAATTGGATAAACTCTTGTCTAGATATATCGCTCTTCATTTTACCCTCAGCATCTGTTATAGCTATCTTAGTCTGTGCTTGTATTTGCTGTAGCTGAGAATCAGCTTGAGCCTTAGCCATAATAGACTGCTGTTGTGACTGGGCATTCATTTCAGAGTTCTGTTGCGCTTTCTGCATATCATCCCTCATCTTCTTTCTCTTAGCCTTAGAGAGATACATCTCTGCCAACTTATAGTTCTTGATGTTCTTAACCTTAAACGCATCTTCAAACTCAATAGCATTTGCAGATATTGCTGTTTGAATCATACTATTTAAGAACTGCTTTTCAGCCTCATCGGGAAGGACCTCAACAATTACGTCAAATTGCTTGTCCTTTACTTCTGCGTCAGAAATGAAATCTCTGTACTGCTGACCACCGTACAAAACTGAATCATAAAGCAGCAAAGCTGATTTAAATGATGTCTGTTTGTACAGATTAAGATATCCATCATATATAAAGTCAGTAGCATTGTTTGAGGCCTCAACTTGCGACCTCTGAACTCCAAGACCTAATTTAGGATTAACAGATGCTCCTTCCCTGTATTCATTAACTCCAATCTCATCCCTAAGCCTAGTTAGGTAGTGATTGTAAACTGTAATCAGCTCTTGTATCTGACCTATGCTTCCGCTATTAGGGGCTTCTGAAATAGGAACACCATTGCTTTGTTCTCCATCTTCAGATTTTCTCCTATAATATATATTACCAGTCTGATCGTAAATCTGTTGAATCTCCAATGGAGTGACATTCTTACCTTGACCAAGGCTGATATCAGACAATGCGTCAATATCAATAATCAATCCAGAAGGGCGAAGCTTTGCTACAAGCTGCTGTATCTTCAAGTGCGCAAGAGTCATTTGCCTGATAGAAGTCTCCATCCTTTCAGGGATAGCCATATTCTCTAGGTCAAGGTTCTCATGCATATAAAGGCTATAACTAAAGAATACATCAGAAAGCTCTTTCGCTATGGAAGGCTTAATCATATTCTTAGCTATTCCCCACTCAAGCATGATATCTGAGTTCATAACGTATACGCCATGATAATTAACCTTCATGGTTTTACGTATGATTTCTTTATTATCTCCAACCTTTTGTGGTTCTTTATCTTTCTTCTCTACGATAAGGTTTCCAAACTTGTTTATCCTAGCTTGGTAAATCATAGAGTCAACAGTCCTAATTTCAAAGTCAAGAACATCTACTGTCCAATCATCGTATGGTCTGTCTACGTTATACCTAAACTTCTCTTCCCACTTAACAGATGATGTATAGTTCTTAGACTTCTGAGATATCTTAAAGAATTTCTCTTCATCCATATTTGGATACATCTCTCTCAAGTCAGATATCTTCATGGCTATAACCTCTCCGATAAATGACATATCCCTAAAGTCGTCATAGTCAGAGTAGGAATAAATAAGGTTTTCAGGGATTACCCTCCTAATTGAAATCTTACCATCCCTTGAAGAGGTTACTTTTGTACACGCCAATCCAACCTCAATCATATCCTCAAGCAACTTCCTCTTAATCACATCCCATCCGCTAGTATCAAGAACAGCTGTAATGCCCTTCTCAAACATAATCTCTTCAGGAAGTTGGTATTGTCCACCAAAGAACAAATCCAATTCTTCGTAATCTTCTGGAGTATATGCGTTATCTGGGATAAGTTTCAAGCCAGCAGCTTCTTCAACCTCCCTAACCTCGTCTCCGAAGTTCATTCTAAACTCAGCTTCTTCTCTTTCGTATTTCTTTCTATTGGTAGAAATAGGATCTATGGCAGATACCCTAACTTTCTCCTCACGCTTCATAAATCCACCAATCATAACCTGTATGAACTTTGGTGCAATGGCTGGCGCCTTCATGTCGAGGTTTACAAATGCCTCTTTACCGTCTACATTGAGAAGGTCAAGGAACTCAGCCATTGGCTGTCTGCCTCTAGCAAACTTCCTGTTCTTGTCGAACTTCTTGTTACGTTTGCTAAAATATCCGCTATTAAAAGCCCGTTCAAGATACTTGGAGATTTTCAATCCCTCCTTTTCATCTCTCTTGGACTTAATTGTTCCGAGGTGGAAATTCAATATTTCCTTGTTAGTATTTGCCATAATCTAAAGCAAAAGTACAAATTATGTTGTTAGTTTATACGTCCTCAAGGGTATAGAGGTCGCAACCTTATCTATACGCTTACTTTCCAAAGATACGCCAGATAATAAACTTATCATAAAAGCCACACTTCTATCGTACACAGTCCTGTTTTCGTGGTCATATTGGAGCAACTCCTCAAGAAGCTCATTGAACACAATCTTCTCGCAGTGATTCTCTATATAGGTTATGCAGGTATCAAGCTGTCTTGCCAAAGCAAAAGAATCTCCAGATGTAACACCAAACTTAGACACGTTTCTCCTCCTATTCTTGTCTATGGCAGATTCTGGTGTTTTCATCAGATACCCCTTAAATCCCTTGTTGCTGAAGTAGTCAACAAAGTCATCACCTACGTCATTCTCATAACAAGCCTTGTATCCCCAAAAGATAGCAGCCTTTAACATCTCGTCGTGGAACATAGACTTAAGCCTAGGCCTATCAATGTACTCGACTATCGGCATACAAGTATTGTTTGGGTCATTTATGTCAAGCCTTTCAAATACGATACAGGCTCCCATAGAACCTTTTCCAGATATTACAGATGACTTGAACGGGTCAATTCCTGATACGTATTTGTGAGTATTCCCAGGTATTCTTACTCCATCTGATTCTAGCACTTTATTAGATTCTCCGTTTGGAGGAAATTTATAAACTCTCCATGGTCCGTCTTTATCGTCAACCCAATCTACAGTCTTATCATCTTTCCATATCAGTCTTACTCTTCTTAGAGGAACTCTCTCCTCTTTGAGGAAGTCTATCTGATTGTATATCTTTTCTGCATTGAAGTAGCATTTCTTTTGGTCAATCATAAAGGCCTCATTCTCGTCAAACGGGTTCATCCGGATCTCCTCAGATAAAGCCTTTTTATCCCCAGATAATAACTGCCGCTGTTTCAAAAGATACTCCTTTGACCCTATATCAATCTTTAGACCGTACCTTTCCTTTATGTATTTAGCCTGTTCTTCTGTGGGAGCGTCTACTATAGATTTTCCATGCCTATCTATAAAACCCTCGTACCCATCGTAAGCAGGACAAAAGTACCTGTACAATCCAGTAGCAGTATATGAATCCTTGAATTGGTCAGACTGCTCAAATAGCATCTTGTATGGTTCACCACCACTTTTGGCATCATTGGCTGTGGAAGGTATTAGGCAGAATCCTACTTTAATCGCACCTCTAGTTAGGGTCTTCTTAACAATCGGCCAGTACTGATTAACTGGTACTTCCTTTGGCCACTTACCAGCCTCATCCATTAACAACGCACTAACCCTTCCTGAATCGTATGAGTTAAGTGCAGTATTCTTAAAGTTTATCTTAGATTCAAGACCGATGTCGCTATCGTATATCTGTCCCTTATCTCTGACCTTTGCCTTTCTCTTATCCTTCTTTTTTCTAAATACAAGCTCAGTCTTTGTGTCCTCATCTTCAACCCTCGGCTTTAAGAATACAGGAAGGTTCCTGTATCCGTTCATCACCATATATATAAATGCATCAGATGCATCCTTACCAGTCTTAGATATCACACCACAGAATGATTTCTTCTGTGTTATGGCTTTCCATACAAGGTAGCATGTAGCTTGAGATGTTGCACCTTCCCTACGCTTCTTAATCCTAATGATACCATAGCACTGCATATTCTCTTCGCAGTACTGTTGGAAGTAGAAATACCTCCTATCCACATCCCTATAATCTGGCATATCGCCATTCTCTAGTGTCCAGTAGTTTAGGTAGAAGTAGTGTAACCCGTTTACATAAGTTGGTTCACCATCGTTCATAAACCAGTACCCGTTCTTAATCTTGTCTACTTCCTTTGTTATGAAGTCAATGTGCGAATCATCGTATACCGCATTTCCATCATCGTCAAACTCAAGTTCTTCAAAAGACTCCGGTATCTCTGTACGCCTAAAGTATTGTTCGCAGTTCGCGAAATGAGAACCGTCAATCTCTCTCGGAACTTCAGGACACTTATATGTTATTCCGTATATGTTGTATTCCTGCATTAGTTTATTTTCTTTACGAACTTATCTATCTTAGTTGCTGTTGACTTACCTATTGCGTTTAAGCAAAACTTAAACCTTCCAAACTCTTTAGCCTCTTCTATCTTCATAATCATCCCTTTTGACTTTAGCTTAGTTAAGCATCCGTAATAAGGAACATTAGTATCTTCCATATCTCTTGTGAAGTCAGCCTTAGTGAAGTAGTCGTATCTGTTAGCCCACATAAGGAAACTACATTCGTGAAGGCTCAAGCCAACGGCGTCTGTCATAACACTAAGCATTCCTATAAACCTAGATGCATTATCCGCCTTGAAGTTTGGCTTATCCATCCTAGCTATAGCCTTCTTATATCCATCTCTCCTACCCTTAGCTTGATGTACCTCGTATCTTCCTTTGAGTCTTTCTATCCTTTTATTCACCCCCCACAGAACCTGCGTCATACGGAAGTGTTTGTAGGACATTGTATTTATCTTCTTATTCTTCTCCTTCCGGATCTCTTTCTTATCTTCTATATGTGCCTTGTTTCTAAACTTCTCAACACGTAGTGCTGACAATGCCTTTTGATAGGCAGCGTATATTACTTCCTTGTCGTCAGATAACTTTATTCTTTCCGTCATTTAAACAGTTCTTCTATGATAGGCTTCCTACGAGACTTGTCCTTTTCCTCATCGCCCGACAATTGGTTATCTACCCTTAGTTTCTTTAGTACTTCATTTATATCTCCAACGCTATTAAACAACTTCATAACCCTTTCCCATGATCCATCATCCTTATCTGACAGATCAAGAGAAGAAAGGTCATTGTTATTCAATAGGGATGTAATCTCATTCAGTTTCCTATTCAGTGCATAGTAAGCACCAACTATACCATCAGATTCATATAGAGCTAACTTATCTTCTAGTTTTCCCATTTGCCAATACAGTCTGTATATTTTAATCTGATTAACATAGTCCTTTTACCACCAATGTTATGATGCATCTCATAATCAGAGTACTTGTATACAACAGCTATATCTCCAACCTCAAAGTCGGTTATGCTTTCTGGCTTATCAAGTATCTTGAGCATACAGTCCTTCTTTACCTTATCGGTAAGTAGTATACTTCCATAAGACTTCTCTTCTTCGTAGATTCTTTCTGCTAACATGAATCCGTCTATGCAAATCACCTTATCTCCATCTACACCAAAGTGTAGCATATGCGAATCGATGGCGTATACTGAGGTAAGGTTATCGGGCTCGATATCCATTCTATTCTCATCGGTGAGTGAGTTATGGTTGAATAGTACATCAGTTCCTGCTTTAAGGTTTTTGTAATCTGTTAGTAGTTTACCCTGGGTATGATTGGCTATCTTGCCATCCCAAGAAAAGTTGGTATTGATAAATAACTCAACTTCAGTTCCGTCATCCCTAATAACTTTGTGTGAATCTTTCTCTCCGGAACGCACGGCAATAATTACTCTCTTGCCAACAGGTTTGATTGTGTTGTAAAGATGCTCCATATATGGTTTGGTTTACAACAAAGTTACGCAAATCTTTCTATCCTATACCCTTTGTAGTCATTTATATATCCTTTTGCTAATTTATACATTGAAGATGTGTCTAAATTATTTTCTATAGAGTATCTAGAAATATTTTCTATAAACTCCATAGTGCCATCTGGCCTCACAATGTTTATCTTATATGTATTAAATGGCTTCTTCTTATTTACTTTTCCCCTTATGTTAGGCACTCCGGTCCATTCATCTTTTCTACATGCCCAGTATCTATTTTTGTATGTAACAAGTCGTCCATTGATTACGTTGTACAATGGAACAGGACTTTTAGATATCCCCATATCTCTACAAAACTTATGCAAATTTTTCACGAAGTAAGTACTACATGTTTTCTTATCATATACAACATACTCCTTGGAGTGAATCTGTATTAACTTGTTTTTATGATTTTCAGAAATTTTGTTAAATGGTCTGCCTCCACCGCCACCAGTAGAATTATAATTAGTCTTATTAACAACCCATTCTTTATTTACAATAAACTCCTCTTCATCTAGTGCCTCATTCATGCTATCAAAAAAGCATAATTCATACCTCCTAAATGAATTGTAGCCGTATTTTGCTACAGCTTTTATAAAATGTGAATTTGAACCCTTCTTATCTATCTCCCTTAATGCATCTGAGTTCCTGTATATACCGCATCCTATATATCCATCATTCATATTATTTGTACCATGAACGCCAATATACGTTTTACCGTTAACTAAATTAACGGTTTGATATACATAATAATACTTTTTATTATTTAAATCGTTCTCCATGCTTCGTATTTCTTCCACTCCTATATACTGGAGAATTTCTATTCCAAAGCCAATTATAAGACCACCAACCTGCAGATAATTTTGAAGAATTCGCTTCTTTGGCGTGCCTTTTTCTATACTGCTCTCTAGCTTCCGGAGAATAGTTAGAGGAATAACCCTTAGCTCCAAACCTAACAATCTTTACTTTGTCGCCTTCTTTAGCAAGCACAACCTTCTTATGAACTCCATCTGATGCGTCCTTTGGCTTATTATATCCTGAGAATTTCTCACCCCTATAGTCTATCATCTAAATCTTTTTACGGCTTGGGCTATCTTTTTTGGCTGACTTACGAACTGTTTTCCCTGCTGGTTCCCCTGCTTTTTTGCTCGGTTTGTTGCTGCTCTTTGGCTTGGGCTCAGGGCTGACCACGCTTTCTCCGGTAAATACCGACGCGTCCCATCCGAGGGCTTCCCAGAAGAGGTTGTCCATTTCTCTTTCGTCCATTTCGACAACGAATTTGAGCTTGACTTCTTTCCTTGATAGCCACCACCAGATTTTTTGTATAAGGCTACTGCTAGCTGCGCTTTCCTGGCAGACCACTCCTGCGCATCTCCACCTTTCGAACCCGCTTTTACATTTGCAACAATTCTTTTCCATAACGTTGGTTTTGTTTTTACAGCACTACTCATGGCCTACGGTATTTCCTATCCTTCCTATCGTGTTTATTAAAAGACTTCTGAGCAGCGCCTTTCTTTCGCTTCCCGAAGTTTACTTTTACTTTATCAGATGAACCTTTGGCCTTTGCCATAGTTATTTCTTTTTACCTCTTTTTTCTCCTTCAAATCTACCTTCAGAAAATCTAGCTGTTTCGTTACGACCAGGAACAAGCGGTATTCCGCTTTGATTTCTAAAAGCATAAAATGCCTGCGTAGGATTCCCTTTCTTATCTGGAGATACTAACTTTCCACTTCTTGCATTTGAAATACCTTTCCTATATCCTGCCTTATAGTCTGCTGTATCTATTGCACGAATTTTAGATTCTTGAAATGGACCCGGCTTATTCATTTCTGAATAGTTAGGACCAACACCCGGTTGTTTAATTACCTTAGAAACCCTAGTATTATCTGCTTTTTGCGGAGCCTTTTTAGCAACAGGTTTAGCAGCCTTTGTTGCAGCTTTTTTTGGTTGTGGCATGTTATTTCTTTTTCTTTTGTACAGCTGTCCTATAATCTTCAAAACGAGTTGCTCCTTTCTTTAGGCCAGCTATAACCGAAGGAACATCTTTTCTACTTACACTTTGGTTCTTGACATTTTTGTAAGTATTAGATGTTGTCTTTACTGTAAAGTCTTTTTTACCTTTAGAGTAACCCGTGGTATCAATACTTTCCATATCTGCAATATCCTTATAAATAGGTCTAGTTCTTGCTAACCTTCCATTTGGGAATGCCATGAATGTGCCCTTCGGTTCAGTTTTTACAGATTTAACTGCTGGCTTTTTAGGTTGTGGCATGTTATTTCTTTTTAGCTTTTAATCCTGCTGCTTCTTTCTTCAGCTTATTGTATGATGCATCAAACTTTGCTTTCTCAGCAAGTTTCTGTGCAGGGGTCATCTTCTGAAACTTAGCTGTATAGTCCTTCTGTCCTTGAAGAGACTTACCAAACTCAGTCTTCATCTTGTTCATCTTAGATTGAGTGTACAATCCACCCATCTCTCCTTTCACCATCTTAGGCTTCGGTTGTTGTTTCATTTCTATTTGTTTATTTGAATTTTTGCGTTTTCTCAATCCACTGCCTACTCCCTTAATAATTCCTTGCGATGCAATGAACTGTCTGTTTATAGGAGCTATGGATACGTTACCTTCCACTACTTTTTCTTCTTTTTCTTAATCATATCAAGGAACTTCTCCTTTGCTTCAACCTTCTTGCCTTCTTTCTTTTCGTGCTTTGCTTTAGCTGCCTTTGAAGGATAAACTTCTTTGCCGCCGTATTCTTTGATTGCCTTTTTCATGATTTACGTTATTTATAACAAAAGTAAGAAACTTATCCATATATTTTGATTATCAACTCTCTGACGTTGTCAGGTATTATATTATAATTTTTCTTAATACGTGTAGGGCACATATCTATCAGTTCTTTGTTGTCGTACAACCCAGTGGGGAACTTTTTGATTATTGGTAGCATTCTGTAGCTATATAGGTATAGGTTAGCTTTTCTCTTGTACCTAGACTTGTTAATTGGAAGATTCCACTTAGATATATTATCTAGTGCCCTAAGTTCACAGTCCCTTTCAAGATCAATCATCCCATCAAGCACCTTATTTAGCTGTGTGCTGTTCATTACCTTTTCCTTGTCCAACCATGACCATAAGTCTAAACAGCAATCTGTCCAATATGACCACCTGTCGTCAGTCAGCCATTGCTGCATATGTGAGTATTCGTGGACGAGTATCTCTATCCACTCATTAAATGGCTTGCCACAGGCTACCACAAGCGTCTTATTTACATCATCAAAATACCCTGAACAGTCTGTAGAGAAGCTATCTGTTATTACCACATTACGGGAAGGAGAAAGAACTAACTCTATACCGGTATTAGTACATCTTCTCCTTACATGTGCTACAAACTGTTTGAATTCATCGGGTATCTCATATTTCATCCCCCAAATTTAGTCTAGAATTACTATTCTTTGAGACCATCCTAATCCTATTGCCATTGAAGAAGACATTAGGATCATACCAGAACTCTATACTACTACCCAACTTCTTGCATAAAATCTTCTTATCCAACAGCTCAATCATGCTGTCATAGAAAGTACTCTTCCCTATCCCACAGAATAGCATCACATCAGGTCCATTTAGTACAATTGTCTCAGATAATGGTTTAACTGTAGCCATTGCATAGAGCAAAACCTTGATTGCACCAGACCCCATACTGCACAATTGGTGAATTGAATCCTGGAACAGTTTAGTGTACACAAGTGAGTCGTGCATGATAAGTTTGTTATTGGATATCTTTTTCAAAACAAACATCTCACCAGTATTAAGATTGGTAGTAACCTCCTCACCACTCTTAGTTACATACGCCTTCTCACTTATACTAATATATCTGTAAGGACTGTCTAAATATGCTTCGTGTTTCATCCTCCAAATATACCCGTTTTTCCAATATAGCCTAAAATTATTCCGCCATTAGGGAATCTTAGTATTGATTGTCAGTAAGTTATGAGGTTTTCTTCTTATATATATTAATGGGTATCCTATAGTGCATATTTAAGGTATTTTACTGTGCAAAAATAAGGGTAGGTATGTAATGTCGTAAGGGTCCCCTATATTTTTTTTCTCCAGGGATCATCCAGGAAAACCGCTTTCCCTAACCGAGTGGATCACATATTAGAATTATTTGTAATATGTTAATCTTTTCTTAAAATACCTGTTTTTGTTTGGGAATTTCGTTGAAAAGTTGTATTGCTTCGCTTGAT